CAATGAGCTACTACTACGATGCATATCGTTTACCAAGCTCAAGTTTTTACAGCGTAAGAGATGCGCACACAAGTGATGTTGTAATCCCATTTGATGAGACTAACACAAAAATTAGTGCCGACAGCAATGGTAGTTACTTTGTACTAAACTTTAATGGACTAACACCAGAAAGATACTACAGATTGCTAATTAAATCAAAGACGTCCTCTGCAGAAGAGTATGTCTATGATAGGAATTGGATCTTTAAAGTAGTACGATAATGGCAAGAACACCAAACGGACAGTACCTTGTAGCGGACTTAAACGACAAAGAGGGTGCTTATGTATCAGCATCACTGCCACAAGCAGAGCTTTCTAATACAGACGAAAACCAAACCGTATATAACCTATTTCCATACGAGCTAAATGACGTTCCAATCTTTACAAAAAACGTCTATGAAAGCTCAGAGCCACAAATAGTTAGTGACCAAAGCTACACACCAGGACGAGATAATTTGTATTACGACGAGACAGGAACCGTAAAAGTAGTTGTTGGATCATCATTTAAATTAGCAGTATCTGCACAACAGCCAAATGTTCTTAATGTAGAAAATGGTATACCAATCGTAAAGCCTGCTAAAGGGGATTTAAAATACGAGTGGTTGGTTGATGGTAATCCTGTTCTCGACGTTGAGAAATCTTTTTTAGAAAAGAGAGTCGATCAAAGAAGATTACTCGATAACGTACTTGAGTTTGTAAACGTTACAAAAAGAATGCAAGGTACGTATACCTGCACAGTTACAAACGACATTGGACAAGTCTCATCAGAAGATATTGCAATCGAAGTCCTCGATCCTGTTCGATCAGACGACCCATTTGCACCTTTTAATCGTAAAAATGCAATCCAAAATGGATTTGCGCTCGATTCAACAAACAACTGGACAGCTATTATAGGAGGATTAGTAACCAAACAAATGTTGTCGAAGGACCAAGAAACAAATGCAAAGCGACCTAATGCATCTGTATTTGGACATATGCCTGGTGAAATATATCCACACCCTATTAACATTAGAACAAACAGTATTAACGGATTCACACCAGCAAACCTCTTAAAACAAAACGCAGCTTATTTTACAAGAGGACCAATACAGTATATTGCTAATGGAGGAACTAACCAAGCAGCTGTGTATCAGGACATTGATCTTAGTGGAATTACCGATTACATTAGCGGTAGAGCATATGGAGCAAAAGGAGTTAGGGCTTACTTTGGTTGCGTGTTAGGGAACGCTATTACACGCTTCATTCCAACAATTGACATACTAGGCCCAGACGAACGAAATAAGGAGGAATTCTACTTCTCAAACGCACCTAGAATATCATATGAGAACTTTGTATTAGCAGGACCTGCCCACTTAGAGGAAACTGTAACGGTTATTGTTCAAGAATACGAAGGAGAGACGCCACTACAAAGTACCATATACGAAAATGGAGAGGAGAAACTTGTAGATAACATTCAGATTGTAGATAAGCTATCAACGTTATATAAGCAAACAACACAAGATGCCATACAACCACCATTTCCAACAGTAACAACAGGAGAAGGCGATGTTGTAGCACTAAATCCTATAACAAAAGAATACGCTCAGATACTGAATCTATATAACAGCATTTATCCAAATAAGCAAGAGCACTACGCATACGGACAGTATGCGGAGTACCAAGATTACGTAATCAGCAAACTTAATATAAGAACTAATAAAATTAGAGTAACTCTAAGATTTGACATTACGACCGAAAGGATGAATGAAATAGCTCCAGATGTAATATCCAACGATCTTTTTGATTTAGAACTATGGAGAAAGCCTTATATTAAGCTGTTATTTAAAGAATATGTAAATAATGTGTTATCTGTATTTCAACAAAATCAAAGTTCACAATATAAAGATCGACCATTAAACGAGCAGATAAGACCAGGAAACGCATCGCACGCTATGGCTACTTCATTGGGGCTTGTGCTGGAGCCAATTATACCAACAACCCAAGGTATAAGTGGTTTTAAAAGTGGATTAATAGAGGTGGTGCCAAAAGAATTAGAGCAAAGACCTAATCCAATTGACGTATACACAACACAAATTAATTTCAAAGACGCAGCAAATAATATTACTGGCTTATCGTCAGTACTAGACGTGTGGGGAGACGCATACATACAATTTTATACAACATTCGATCACATACGTTACTACGGTATTGTTGATAGAGACGAAAATGCTGAATCTGGTAAAGACTATAACGATTATAGTGGTGCATTTAGGATAACAGACATAACCACTGGTGAGGTTTTAATTAACAACACTACTGCTTTTGGCGAACCAAAAAGTAGTACCGGTGCAGAACAACGAGTACTAAACTTTAAAGGTATGCATACTATTAGGATTGAGGTGCATGCAGATAGTGGTCAGAGCAAAAGTAAGGTGTACCCATACTTAACAGTACAATTAGCTAACGAAACTTACGAATACGACGGACAAACAGGCGTAGGTAGATATATAGACGTTTGGCCTAGTGATGTAACTGCAACACCAACAAGCATAAACGCATTTGAAGGTGGTCGAGCAGGAAAACATCCAAAGAAAAATCGAAACCAAAACGTAAAAAATTTCCAAATCGACATACCATCAAACCAAATATCAGCAATATATGCTGGCACAAGATGGTGGGAAGGTGGCGAAGACACTACAGAAAATACGATATCGACTAAGATAGACTTTGGACCAACCGGGCTTGTTTACTTTAGAGTATAATATCAATAATTATAGGCATGCAAAGGGTAATCAAAATAAAGCCAATTAAAACATTCCAGAAAGGAGGTATTAAACCAAACTTTGCTTTATATAGCGAACGTACTGGGCCACCCGTTATAGTGCCTGTTACAGAGGGAGGTGTGCAGTATATGGTGGAGCAAACCACGCTAAGAGACACCAGTGGCAACTTTAAAAAAGTAGTCAACGACGAAAGCAAAATCTACCTACTGGAAGGTACAGCGTTTACTATTAAAGTAACAGCACTAGACCCAGATAACATTGAGGATCCGTGGGACATAGCTAACTTAAAATTTAAATGGCTAAAAAATGGGTCATACATCTATAGCGTAAATAACCTAAACGACTACAAAGGATATAACAATATAACCTTTACGGCAGATCAAGTAACGCAAAACATTACAGGAGACTATACTTTAGAGATTAGTAACGGAACAGGAACTACCACTACAAATACATTAACAATTACGGTATACGATAGGATTAGGGTTCCAGAGCTGTATAACAACCTAATAAAGAACAGCAGTGGTGAAGCTGGTACGGATAACTGGACACTTACAAATGGCATAACTGTAAATGAGTTTTCACCAGGGATAAACGATAGTAAAAACTTTGCAAGTATCTTAGTTGAAGGCAGATTATGGACGTCTGGAGACAACTACATGACAGTGCAACCAGAACTACCATTTCGCTTTTGTAGCTCTAACTCGTGGGTAAACTTTAACCTCTTTTATCAAAACTGGAAACAAGGAACGTTACCAGACTTATTAAACTCTTTTTATGGTTGGTACTACGGCAACAACAAACCAAATATAGTTAGCAACGAAGATCCTGGGGACGACTTTGCGTGTTTCTTTCCATCTAAAAGATACGTAGATGACTTTAATGCAAACAATGGTAAACTGGGACTGCTTCACGAAATGAAAGAAGCAAAGACCTATTTTACAAAACCACCAGTACAGCGCAACGAGGACCCAGTAAGTAAAATGACACAGGCAATAGATATCACAAATGCAAGTGCGTTTGCGGATGGATACGTTTGTGGAGTAGAAAACTTAGTTGGAAACTTTTTTGCTTATGTTGGGTTAGGCATAAACTCATACGAATTTAGAATACGGTTTGGTCCAACTACGACACAAGGCCCGGGAGATTTGGATTTATTTCAAAACATTAATAATACGTTCTACGCAGCCAAGACAGAAAGCGATAGTTTGAGAGTATTACCGCAAGTTCCATCTCCTACTGGAGCGATTGGCATTAACTATATACCATCAAACAATATTGCAAATAGGACAAACGTCTCATTAAATCAAGTGGGGATCCCAGACAGCACAGAACTACCATTTTTGTATACACCACCTGCATGGAAATATCCAATCATGCGAGAGTTGTATACACGATCGCAGAATAGTGAAGGAAAAGATTTTGTAGACGTATTTAACAGCGTTCTATTCGCAGGAAACCTTACACCAGAGCAAAGCTCAAAGTATCCAGAACTGACATCGTTTTTGCCACTTATTGCTACTGGTCTACAGTCAACCAATAACACAACCCGCCTGTCAGCACAAGCGCTAATAAAAGGACAATTAAATGATAGGTTTACAATAGCTGAAGAACTTGTATATCAGAAAGTAATACAAGCTCTTAATAATCTATTTAACCTAGACTTAAATCAACAACTTGATAGTAAAAACTACGATACATTAGTTTCTTTGGTGTTTGCACTAATATCTCACCACATAACAGACTTTTGGCGCCCTAGTAACGGCCCATCGATATTATTGGATAACGTCCTAAAAGGCCAAACATATGACAGATACAGAGGCATAGCTAGTACATTTGCAAGAGACACCGCACAACCATATAATCTAACTACGTCGGATTTAGGAACTAAGTTTGGCAACTACTACAATTACACATATTCCATATTAATGTTTTACGTATATGAGAGTATACAAGGAGGAAAGATAGTAGACAATTATGTAGTTAAACCATCCACACCAGACAAATTAGCCAACACTTTAGTCGTTGATTTTAATGCATTAAAACAAATGGCGGAAGGAGGTGTTGGCGCAATTGATCCAAAACTGGATTTAAGTTTGGTAACTCAAATTGATGTATTCCCAAAATGCAACGACACAATAAGCTTTGATCTAGAATACGTTGATAACTTTGGAGAGCGATTAGGTATGGAGACATTAAATGGACCCAACGAAAATGACATATTTGCAGTAAAGGAAAAAGTATTCCTATCAACAGTATTTACAAAACTATTTCAAAAAGTAACAAAATTAGTAGGAGCAGGAGGTGGTAGTGACTATGTTCCTGTAACATATAAGGGTGGACAAGAGATGTTCACACTATACAAATACGCATACGGAAATGGAGATGGACCAGGCTCAACACTTGGCCAGGATTTTTTAAAACAAACCTACCCAGCAGCTTACTTTGATAAGCTTAAAGAGACTAAGTTTCCAATGTCAGACACTGGAGCAGCTGCTTTTTTTGCAGTAAACAAGACCTTTACTGTACCAAGACGGACTCGAACAATAAACGTAACTGCAAATTTTAACCATAGCTCAATTGCTTGGGGACAGGAAGCGGATTCTGGTATTAATAGATACGACTCCCAAGAAATTCAAGCAGAGCATCTAACAGACAAACTAAAGTTTTACAGATCAGGCAATCCGAGAACAGGATTAGCTCACGTTAAATTGTGCTTATACGACACAACTTTTAAAAGAACAGCACAATATCCAAACTTCTTTGTGCCACCTCGTCATGTTTGGTCAGAACTGAGAGCAGTAATATCAGGCCCGCAGATGAGAGAATTAGATAGACTTGTTTCTGGTGGGGAAGATTGGGTAAATTTTGTGTATATTCAACCAACGCGATAAAGTCTAGCAGCACCTGCAGCAATTCAAAAAATTGAACCACCAGCAAACACAAAGCCACAAGAGCCAGCAGACGCATCTTTGACGCAACAGCTACAAAACAGAGTACTCTAAGCTAAAAACAGGAAAGTAGGGTATTTATATAAAAAACGCAGTGAAGCTAAGTTCGGATCAACAGAAGTCATTTAACGACAAAAGTACCAGTAAGCTGGATAAGACAGCGGTATCAAAACCTGCAGGAGCAGTAACTTCGTCTAATTTACCAAGTGACTTTTTAATTGCAACGCCATTACCCTTTGGAAGCTACAATGGTGGGTTGTATACGTTTCCTAATGATGGAGTTCAACTTGATATATATAACGACCAAGACTACTACTACGAATCAATAACAGCAGCAACTGAGTATACGATCAATGGAACTGAGGTTATCATTGATTTAGAAAAAGAATTAGTAAAAGCAGGCTATGAATCAGGGGATTTTAAAGTACAAACAAGATTACTTAGAAATTACTTAGGATCAGCATCAACGCTAAAAGTACTAGCTCAAGAAATATCAGCAGACAGGCTAGAAATAAGAGTAATACCGGCTCAATTAGAGGGAGACGGAACAGATGAAGGAAATGCAAGTGCAAATGAAATTAATGCAGCACTTTTTATATTTTTTGGAGAAGACTTCTTTGGCTTAGATAAGCAGGCTATATTATCTAGTCTGTATGTGTTTACAAACAACACTACTTCCATTGAAGTAACGGACTATATACAAGACAAGTACACTGTACAATCCTACCCATACAGCATAATCTTTAAGCTACAACAAGCTTTGCCACTGTCTGTAGGAGTTGGTACTTCTTTGTGGATTTCGCAAGAGTTAAACCCACCCGTCACAGAAAATGTAATTGTGTATCCAACAAAAAAGGTAGCACAATTTACTAAAATTAAAGGTCCCAACTTTGATGTTTTAAGAAAAAAGACCTTATTGACAGATACTGAGTATCAAAACTGGGATGAGATCTTATCTAGCAATACAAGACAGCTTACACGAACCGTGTTTAGTCAATCGCTTGTAGAAGGAATTGACTTAAATGTCGATTATAGAAACTTTGAAAACTTTGTTAAATTTGGAAGTGCATACGAAAGAATAAACAACTTTGAGTATAAAGTAAAGTTAATTGAGAATTATCGAGGAGTCTCTGCAAGCTTAGCGGGATCAACAGCATCTGGGAGTTTTTATGTGCAAACGCAGATGACAAGTACCCTTGACAAGATTGACAACATCGTAGGAGCGTTTGATGGATTTGAAAAGTATATGTACTTTGAGTCATCAAGTTACGTATCAAATAGCTTTGGTGAATTTTTAGATATGGCTTGGCCAAAGAGCACGTCAACAAAGCCACACACATTATATGGATCAAGCACAACACAAGTAACTAATTGGTTAAGTGGAATAATCGACTCAGCAAGTCTACATGAAAATAATAATTCCTACTCACTAAGAAAGTTAGTTCCAGAGCATATACAACAACAAGAGAGTCAAGTAGTTGATTCCTTTATTAGCATGTTAGGGCATTTCTTTGACGTGCAATATGAATACATAAACCAAATACCAAAAGTTTACGACAGGCAAGAGAGCTTAACAGAAGGTTTTGCAAAGGAGCTTGTGTATCACGTAGCTCAAGGATTGGGAGTTGATTTTAGTAACGGAGACAACTTCACAGATTTATGGTCATATACGCTTGGATTAAACGCATCTGGAAGCTATGACAACACACTAAAGCTTTCTGGAGAGGATAGAACGAGAGAGACTTGGAAGCGTATTATTAACAACCTTCCTTACTTACTCAAAACAAAGGGAACTGAGAGAGGTATTCGAGCGTTAATAAACTGTTATGGAATACCGTCAACGATACTTCGCATTAAGGAATATGGAGGACCTGAAGTTGATTTAAATAAACAATCAACTTACAACCACGATAGATTTTACTACGCATTAAGAGTAGGATCAGGAAGCAGTCGTTTAGACGTTAATTGGATAGATGCCAGCTCAGGAGCGCTTCTTACGTACAAAGTACCGCAAAGCATTGAGTTTAGATTTAAATCAGAAAATAGCTATAGTGGAAATAGTACGGGAAGTGTCCGTTTAGCTCACTTAACGTCAACGACAACAACTCCATACGTACATATTAATGCAGGTCGCGACACTAAAGGAGATTTTGTCGAGTTGTACTTAGCGGGAAGTACATCATCATCAAGAGCATACCTATCAAGCAGCACAGCTAACACTAAGCTATTTGATGGAAATTGGGTTAATGTTTTAGTCGATCGTAGCGGATACACAGACTCAGCCTCCACTACCCAATCAACTTCGTCATACGGACTTTTCATAGGACAAAAAGCAAACTACTCAGAGACGCCAATAATAGCAAGTGCCAGTATAGCGTTTAAGGCATTTAATAACTTAGAACCATCAAACTGGCTACTAAACTCAAGAGTACTGCAGTTTGGTACGGGATCTGCTTTAAACGGAATAGTAACAGCAAGTTTTAGTGGAAGTTTGCAAGAAGTAAGATTGTGGGGAAATACCAACGTAAGTCAATCATCAGTGGTTGCAGCACCACCAACACCAACGCTCTTATGTGTGAGTGGAGGATTAAATTTACAACAAAGTCCATTTTACGCTCATACAATATCACCAACTACTATTGTAGGTGTAAATTACGAAGATCCTTCGTGGACAGGAGCAACCAGCAGCTTTAACGATCTTGTTTTTAGATTACCACTAGGCGCTGATAATAAAAAAATTAACTTAAGCATCACCAGCAGCCTGAGCGGATCGCAACCTAATTACAATTACAAAGTACGCAGTGGTAGTTTTTATAATTATAACACAAACACATCGTCTTATTGGAGTCCTATAGTAGAGACTAACTACATGCCATGGCCAGACATTAGTGGTAATAGGTCAATTAGCAATAAAGTAAGGTTAGAGCAGACAGCAAACATCAGCCGCGAGCTATATCGTAACAAAAAAACCCAACTATCACTACAAGATGATCAACCAATAGATAGCCCAAGATTGGGTGTCTACTTATCACCGGTTGATGAAATTAACAAAGATATAGCAGAGCAGTTTGCTGGGCTTAGTCTTGATGATTATATAGGAAACTATAACGAAGTTTATTCAAACACATATGAGGATTTAGCAAGCATACGCAACGAATACTTAAAGAAAAACTTAGTGCCTCACAAAACGCAAAATTACGTAAGGCTGCTACAACACTTTAACGGTTCGCTATTTTCTATAATAAAGCAAATGGTCCCTTATCGTGCTAATCTTCAAACAGGATTGGTTTTAGAACCACACCTACTGCACAGAAGCAAAGTTAAGACCGTAAGCAGACCAGTTGCAGACAACGAGTACTTAGAAACTTTAATTGACATGCCTTCTGTAGGTGAGCCTACTGCAGACTTATCTAATTTAACAGGATCAATAAAAGCTCCAGAGTTAATTGTCATAGGAGACGACATAGAAATACCAGAAGGAACAATAGGTGGTGCTAGCACAATAAACATATCAGGAAAACAAAACGAATATAATAGACTACAGGTACCAGCACAAGGAAGAAGATTGGCAAGATTAAATTCAACGGCTAGCTATGGAGATGTATTATTTAGTAGGTATGCACTAGAGGATACTGTTGAGCTAAACATAACGTCTTACGGCAGAGATAAAATACAAGGTAGTCAATATATATTTCCTTCGTGGTACTTAACAGGAAGCACTCCATACGCAGGAATAACAACAAATGCAGCTGGATTTGCGTATTTGAACAGTGTAGGAGATGATTACTCTAATCCACTTGCATTGGACGCAACAAAAGCAAGACCATCTGAAGTATTTACTCCAAGCGAGGTTCCGTATAATGTAGCTGATTTTTTTAAAGGAACCGGATCATTTGACAAAGACACAGCAGGCACAATATATACAGGAAGCTACTTTGGCACAGCACTAGGTAGATTTGGTTTCAGGTTTGTGACAGAGATTACAGGTAGCTCAACAACAACTAACTGGTTGCAAAACTCAAACGGAACCGGACCAATAAGATTTTCAGCATCTGCAAACACTATAGTAACTTCTTCTTTAACAGTACCTGTCTTTTTTTATAAAGATTACCCTAATACCATATACCAAATATCTTTTGATACAAAGTACGTAGCATCACCAGGAGCACCAACTAATCCTACTTTTTACTTCAAGTTTGGTAGCTTAAGCTCCTCATACGGGCAAGACATAGGGTTGTCGGCAACACAAACGTCCTACACACTATTTACAAAAGCAGATGGACCATACTTAGCAATTCTACTAAATACCAGTCAGAGCAGCGCAACATCGGCAACTATGGAACTTGATAATCTCAAAATTATTCCATATATCAAAACAGCTGTCCAAGATTACCAAGTAGGGCCTCTAGCAAGCATAGGGCAACGAAATCAAAAGTACGATGGTTGTAAGCTTACGGCTGTAGATGTGAACGTAGATAGTCCTGATACTATAGACGGAGGCCCAGTAATTGAAGTGATCACAGGCCCTGGTGCTAATATATCAGTAAGCCCATCTAATAATCAAACTCCAGTACAAAGAGGTGGAGGTGGAATAACAATAAGCAATCCAGGAACAACTCCAAGAAACACACCATTACAAAGATAACGTAAAGAATTTAGTTAACACAGTATATTTATAACAAAATAATAAGTACCAATGGGATATTTAGATAACTCAACCGTCACAGTAGACGCAATACTGACAAACAAAGGCAGACAAATCTTGGCTGCTGGTGGAAGATTAAACATTACAAAATTTGCTTTAAGTGATGACGAAATCGACTACACACTATGGAATCCGTCTCACACTTTAGGTTCCAACTACTACGGAGCTGTAATTGAAGCTATGCCTATAGTAGAAGCTAACCCAGACGAAGCACAAATGATGCGTTATAAATTGGTAACTTTACCAAAAGACGTATTAGGCATACCAGTAATCAGCATTAACCCAGGATCAATTAGCTTAACAAGCTTACAAGAATCTGTAACCGTTACGCCAAGTACATTAAACTTAGCTGGCGGAAACAGTGCTCTAGGGTACACAGCAATTCTATCGGACGACACTGTAGGTACTTTAGAAGTAGCACCTGATGGAGTTATTAAAGGTGCATCTAATTCACTTCTTGCAGGAGCTGGCACAATGAGCACAACAAGCTTCTTAGATGATGAAGTGAATGGAATCTCAACAATAGGTTCATCAATAACTCGAGTTGGTACTAAATTCGTTGTAAGAGCAAAACCAACAACAACAGCAAAGAGTGCTTTAATCACAATCATAGGAAATGAGACTGGAGGGTTTAAGACCATTAGTGTTAGTGTAGCGGTTAATCTAAGCGCTACTTTTGCAGACATAAACGCAACAAGATAATATAAAACAAAATGGCAGAAATATATAAAAATTTCAACGCAGCAGATGACATTATAGTTGGGGATGTTCAAGTAGTGAGCAGTCCACTTTGGTCAGAAAACATAAATCCGCTATCTGGCGGCTACGCTGCAGGAATCGGATTCTTTACATCATCAACACAGCAGACTGTAGCAGGTGCCTACTACGTAGATGTGTACCATAGAAACCCATCAACATCAACCAACGCAGCAGTGCAGTTTGCACTAGCTTATGGAAATAAAGCAGGAAGTGGTTCAGTAGGAGATCCAAACACAGTTGGACAAAACGTAAACGACACACCAACGCGTGCAATTTACAGCCAATATCGCAATTTACTACTACCACCAACAGATACTGTATTTAGTTTTGGTACGGGTGCTAGTAAAGTATCACCAGATGATATTTTTGTAGTAAACATCAACAGAGCCCGTTATCGCCAAAAGATAGATCCAGGAAACTGGGAGCTTCGGAT